AAAGGTAAACTAGATAATACTTCTTATGTGTGGTCTAATTATCGCGATTGTCCTTTTGTTAATAAGAAGCTTCTTAAGGAATATATCAGTATGTCGTTTACTGATGGTACAGGTCGCTATAGAATGATCTATAAGCTTATGATCTCTATTGCTGCTAATGCTATTGAGAAACAATACCCTATCACGTCTAGTCAGATAGTTGAGTTGATAAGACAGATTGATAGAGAGACAGCTAACCTATATGAAAAAAGGCCACTCGATCTAGAAGCTAATAATGCATTAGAGTATGCTTATAAACATGGAGTTATACAATGAGAACAGTAGGGTTTACAGCCTCTACTTTTGATTTATTACATGCTGGTCATATTGCTATGTTACGAGAAGCTAAGGAGCAATGTGATTATCTAGTATGTGGATTACAGGTAGATCCATCCGTAGATAGAGCTAGTAAAAACTCTCCTGTACAAACTCTAGTTGAGAGGTATATTCAACTGTCTGCAGTTAAGTATGTTGATGAGATTATTCCATATCAAACAGAGCAAGACTTAGAGGATATACTTAACACATTTAATATAGATGTTCGTATTATAGGTGAAGAATATAAGCATGGTAGATTTACAGGTAGAGCTATTTGTGCTGCTCGAGGTATAGAGTTATATTTTAATAAACGAGATCATAGATTCTCAACAACTGATTTAAGGACAAGAGTAAGGCATGCCTAAGTTATTGATTATTGGACACGGCTTTGTAGGTAAAGCTGTTGATTATGGATTTAGTCATCAAGATGTAGTAAAAGAAATAGTAGATCCAAAATATGGAACAGATATTACTGGCATGGACATTAGTAGTTTCGATTTTATCTTTGTCTGTGTTCCAACCCCTATGGGAGAGAGCGGCTGTGTTAATTCATCTATTGTTGGTAAAGTTTTACTACGATTAAAGCAAGTAAGGGATATTCCTATTATAATTAAATCAACTATTCCTCCTAACGTTATTGTAGTTTGGAATGATAGGAAGAATGTAATATATAATCCAGAGTTTCTTACAGAGAAGTCAGCTAATGAACAATTCGTTGATCCTCAATTCCATATCCTAGGCGGTGATAGAGAGTATACAGATAAAGTAGAAAAGCTTTTTGAGAAGTATAGTCTCTGTAGTCCTTGCCCTGTCTTACATATGACAGCGGAAGAAGCTAGCTTTGTTAAGTATTCTATTAATACTTTTCTAGCAACTAAGGTAACATTCTTTAACCAGCTGTACGATGTAGTAGGAGATACAAATGCCAATTTCGCAACAATTATTAAGGCTATTGGTATGGATAGCCGTATTGGTTCTAGCCATACACGTGTCCCAGGATTTGATGGTAAACAGGGGTATGGAGGAGCTTGCTTCCCTAAAGATGTATCAGCTTTTATAAACTATAATAAACAGTTGACATTATTAAAGGAAGCATCTATAATTAACAATAGTTATAGACAACAATACGAAATGGATGAAAGAGAGAAAGAACAACATGTCAATTATGGACAAGCTAAAGAAGAACTCGAAGATAAAGACTACGGACATCCTGTCTGAATCTAAGTTCTTTACAGAAAAAGATATGACGCCTACTGATGTACCTATGGTTAACGTAGCGTTATCAGGTTCAGTAGATGGAGGAGTAACACCCGGACTTACAGTTCTTGCTGGACCTTCTAAGCATTTTAAAACTTCATTTGCATTACTAATGGCTGGTGCTTATCTAAAGCGTCATCCAGAAGCGGTTATGCTCTTCTACGATTCAGAGTTCGGATCTCCTCAATCATACTTTGAGCAATTCGGTATTGATACTTCACGTATCTTGCATACTCCTATTGCAAACGTAGAAGAGCTTAAGTTTGATTTGATCTCTCAGCTTGAGAATATCGAGCGAGATGATCATGTCATTATTGTTATTGATTCTATTGGTAACCTAGCTTCTAAGAAAGAGCTAGAGGATGCTAAGAATGAGAAGTCGGTAGCAGATATGTCACGCGCAAAGGCTCTTAAGGGTCTGTTTCGTATGTGTACTCCTTATCTTACTATGCGTAGTATTCCTATGATTGCTGTTAACCACACCTATCAAGAGATTGGATTGTTTCCTAAAGCTATTGTAGGTGGTGGAACTGGCATCTACTATAGTGCAGATAATATCTGGATCTTAGGTCGTCAGCAGGATAAAAAAGGTACAGAGATTCAAGGTTATCATTTCGTAATTAATGTGGAGAAAAGTCGTTATGTTAAAGAGAAGTCAAAGATTCCTATCACCGTGTCTTGGGATGGCGGTGTCCGTAGGTATTCAGGGTTGCTCGATTGTGCTCTTGCTGGTGGTTATGTTACTAAGCCTTCCAATGGCTGGTATGCTACGGTTGATCAGAGTACTGGAGAGATGGGACCTAAAGTACGGTACGATGTCACGCTTAGTAAGCCCTTCTGGGATCCAATCTTTAATGACACAGATTTTAAAGAGTTCTTGAAGAAGCAATATAGTATTGGTCATCAGTCTTTAGTAAGTATGGATGAGATTGTAGAGGATGCAGATGGTTAAAATACCTAATATGTTTGAAGAGAATGTTCAGTATGAACTTATTCCTGGAGATAATGATCATTGGCATATTCGTATTAAAGAAGGAGAGTTTATTGAATCTGTTATAAGCTTTGGTAAGATTTCTATGGAAGAAGACTCTCCTATAGTTAGTTTTGATCTCACTCTTCATACTAGTCCAGATGAAGATCTTTACTCTGATAATATTGACTTGCAAAAGTATGCAGGAAAAATATTAGAGAGTGTTATCGTTAACAACCTTAATGAAAAAGAAAAGCAATGAAGATATTAATTTTTGGGTTACCAGGCAGCGGTAAGACTACCCTGGCTAAGCCTCTGGCAAATCTTATAGGAGGAGTACATATTAATGCAGATGAGACTAGACATAAGTATGATGATTGGGACTTTACTCCTGAAGGTCGTTTAAGACAAGCTTCACGTATGCGACATTTATCTGACGGAGTAGTACTAGCAGGTAAAGTAGCTGTAGCTGACTTCGTTGCTCCTACATATGAAGCAAGAGCTCATTTTGACGCTAACTTTACTGTATGGATGGATACAATTAAAGAAGGTAGATTTGAAGATACTAACGCTATCTTTCAAGAAGATAATAATGTTGACTACCATGTAAAAGGATGGTTTGATAACACTCATGAGCAACTATTACCAGTAGTAAAGAAGTGGATGGAAAGGAATGTTTGATTGGGAGAAACCTACAACCCAGATGTTGGGTCGATGGCAGCCTTGGCATGACGGTCACACAGAACTATTTAAAAAGGCATTGGCAGAAACAGGTCAGGTATGCATACAGATAAGATCTGTACCTCAAAAGAAAGACGCATCTGGAGGTCGTACAATGGTTCAAGATGATAACCCATTTGATTATAACTCAGTAGTTCAAAATATTCAGTTAGAGTTATCTAAACACGGCTTTAAATATAATAAAGAATATATTATCATGAAAGTTCCTAACATTGTTGATATTAGTTACGGTAGAGGTGTAGGTTATACCTTGACTCAACATGATTTAGGAGCTACAATACATGATATAAGTGCTACTAAAATTAGAGCACAACTACGTAAAGAAGGAAAATTATGAGCAATAACTTAGAGCAGCTTGTGCTACGACATCTTCTCATTGACGAGTCGTATATGCGCAAGGTGCTTCCCTTTATTAAACCAGATTACTTTCAAGGTGTAACTCGTCAACTGTTCGTAGAGATCGGTAAGTTTGTAGCTAAGTATAATAAGCTTCCTACTCTAGATGCATTTAAGATTGAAATTGATCAAAGTGATAGATATAATGACGATCAATATACAGCAGCAATGGAGATGCTTCCTAATATCTTTGATACCAAATCTGATAAAGCAGATAAGTCTTGGTTAGAAGATACTACAGAGAAATGGTGTCAAGACAGAGCTATTCATAATGCTATTATGGAAAGTATTTCCATTATTGATGGTAAGCATCAGACGCTTACTAAAAACGCTCTACCAGATCTCTTACAGAAAGCTCTTGCTGTTACGTTTGACTCGTCTGTAGGTCACGATTATATCGAGAATGTGGAAGAGCGTTATGAATTCTATCACGAGCAAGAAGAAAGAATACCTTTCGATCTGGAGTACTTTAACCGAATCACAAAAGGTGGTATTCCTAATAAGACTCTCAATATCGCGCTTGCAGGCACTGGAGTAGGTAAGTCTCTTTTTATGTGTCATATGGCTGGTAACATTCTTAATCAAGGACGAAATGTCCTATATATTACTATGGAGATGGCTGAAGAGCGTATCGCTGAACGCATTGATGCTAATCTATTGAACATACCTATTGATCAACTTGAGAATATATCTAAGCCTATATTTAAAAGCAAGGTAGATGATATTGCTGCTAAAACTAATGGTAAGCTTATTATAAAAGAATATCCAACAGGCGCGGCTAATTCTAGTCACTTCAGAGCGCTCTTAAACGAACTTAAACTAAAACGTAACTTTGTACCAGAGATTATCTTTATTGACTATCTAAACATTTGCGCATCTGCTCGTATGAAAGCAATGGGAGGCTCTATCAATTCCTATACCTATATTAAAGCAATTGCTGAAGAGTTACGAGGACTCGCAGTTGAGTTCGACGTACCGATTGTCTCTGCAACGCAAACGACGCGTAGTGGTTTTACTAGCTCGGATCCTGGGCTTGAAGATACGTCCGAGTCTTTTGGATTACCCGCTACGGCAGATTTGATGTTTGCTCTTATCTCATCAGAAGAGTTAGAAGCTCAAGGTCAGATAATGGTAAAGCAACTTAAGAATAGATATAACGATCCTGGACGATTTAAACGCTTCGTAGTAGGAGTAGACAGATCTAAGATGAGACTATTTGATGCTGATAATCCAGAAGAAGGAGTCGTAGATGACTCACCAGCATTCGATAAGTCTCAAGTAAACGAACGATTCAAAGATTTTAAAATGGAGTAAATAATGGCCCAAAAAGGTAT